GAGAACACAGCTATGATATTAAAGATCTTAACAGAGAAATAAATTATTAAGGTGACCTATGGAGATAGCCAGGATGAATTATTATTTTACAGGTGCATTAATTGTTTTATTTGTGTTGTTATGTTTTATAAAACCTGCACACAGTAGAAATGAGTATCTCAATAACGGTACTAATACTTGTAGCACTGGTGATCTTAGCGTATCAATCGACCAAAGAGACTCGGAGTCTAGGTATAGACACAATAATCCTGACAATAATTATAATAGCCCTTCTGATGATAGGTCCTTACGTTTAACTTGGAGACACTATCTAGGTTCAGCCTGCACTAAAGAATTTAAAGCAGTACAACAAGAAAATATGGAGTTAAAACAACAATTAGAGCTCATGAAAATGTGCGGAAAAGTCAATAAAAACCCCACTTTAACCAATAATCCTAACTTCAAATTGTTAGTTTCTAAATGTTCTGGTATAGTTATTCCCGATGATAAGATTATTAAACCTGAAGGAAGTTATTGGGATTCAATTAAAGATGATTATAAAAAAGAAAATCCTGACATCAAACTTATGGGTGACAAGTTTATAGGACCAAAAGATGAGTAACAAACCATTAAACATCGGAGAAGAGGCACGTGTGCAGATGCCGATGAAAACCGTAGCTAGTTTGATCGTGCTCGTCGCGATGGGCGTGTTCGCTTATACCGAGCTGACGGCGAGGTTAGTATCGTTAGAAACATCACGTGAGTTGTTTGAAAATGATTTACTCAAGAAGTCCGAACAAGTGCCCACGGACCAGGAGCAACATTTTTTAATCGAGGATTTGTATAAGTCTGTTGAGAAGATGGAAGAGACTCAAGAGATGAATATGACAAACAAAGTTAACATAGAATTTTTAAGAGAACAGTTAGATAAAGCATTAACTGACATTGAAATATTAAAAGATAAGGTAAGACAAAATGGCAACGGGACGCATTAGTAGAAAAGTTTTAGATCATATCGCACAGATAAACAAAGAAAATAAAGCTGCGAGTCTAGCTAAAGAATTAAAAAAAGAAGTAGAAACTGGCAAGCATGGTACACAAAAATATGTTATCAAACAAGGTGAAAACAAAGGTAAAATTTTATGACAGAGTTAATTATTGCTCTTCTTATGATCGTCAACGGAGAGATCAAGGAACACAGAATTCAAATTGATCCTGAGTCAGGTAAACCCTCAATGTCAATGTGCTTAAAAGGCAAAAGAGTCGCAATGAGAACGAATAAAAATAATAACGTTATTTACCAGTGCATAAAGTCGATGGCCGAGCTCGAAAAAAATATAGATGGATCTTTGTCTATAAAAAAGTTAATATTAGAGTAATGAAAGTAACAGCAGAAATAGTTAATGGTAAATGTCCAACGTGTGATGAGTATACAATGTTGGTTGGTTTAACTCCTGAACTATATAGATGTATGAATTGTGGATCAGATCTACAGCAACATGTAAATGGAAAGATAACTTACTTACCTATTATGGCTTCACGTGAAGACAACAAAACACACTTTGTAAAGGAATGGAAAGATGGATAAAAAAAAGAAACTACAAAAACATAGTAAACATCATAGCAAAAAGCACATGAAAGAAATGAAAAGTGATATGAAAAAAGGTGATTCATTTTCGAAAGCACACAAGAAAGCACTTAAAAAAGTTGGGAAGTAGTGGCTAAAAAATTTAAATCATTTCAAACAAGAGATAAACCTAAAAAAAGAGGCGCACGGCAACATAAAAAAAATAAAAATAAACAAGAAAAACGTCAAAAAAAACAGACTCGTTACAAAGGCCAGGGTTGACAAACATCCTTTGATATCCTATATATAGGACATGAAAGAAAAAACTATAACAATAACAGTAGATGGTACCAATCCTGGTCAATGGTCTAACCTTTTACTTGAACTAAACATTATGAAAAAAGCTTGGAGATCTTTTGGTGTAAACATAGATTTAAAAGCACCAGGTATCAAAAGTATAATTGAGTGGGGAAACAGAACAGGAGAGTATGTTAGACCAAATAGAAAAAATAGCAAACGACTACAACAAAACAAAAGACCCAGAACTTAAAAAGTTATGGCATGAGAAAGTAAAGGAGTGGGCTAATGGAATTAATAATACAGAACGACGGATTGTATCAGTTAGTAGTTGTCACAAAAGAGATGACGGAACATATCTCGTTATTGGCAGAAGTAGATTGCATGGATCTGTGCGAGATACTAAGACTAAAACTAACAAGCTACGTAGATAGTTTAAATCTACATGTAATGAATGATGGTAGCGGTAATTTTTACGGCTGCATCTGTAAATAAAATTTGAAAGCTCAAGGGCGTCCAAATCTTGCCGATGGCATTTCCCTGTACGTTAGCGATGACCGCAAGGTAGCAACCTGGAGTTTGGCCGGCTGTGAGTACGTGCACGGAAAGCAGCTGGTTTGATATGAATTAAAATCACCTATCCCTAAAGAGGGGAAATATTGTGGGATAGGTTTATGGTGAGAAGATTTAATCCGATAACATAAATTAAATATGATGTCAAATAATCTGATTTTTTTTACAAGAAAACTTAGTATATATTTCATATTCATCTACTGTTGCTGTAGTCATTTCTTTTAATAAAATACTTGAATAGTCATAACCAAAATAAATACATTCGTGATAAGTATTAAACTCTGTGATAGGGGTTGAAATAGGTTTGCAGTCATTTCCTGGGATACCACTACAAATTACCATTAATAATATAAATTTTGTCATTGACAATCCTACATAATGCACTATATAGTTTATCTTAACATGAAAGGAAGTAAACATGACAGACATGACTAAGTACAAAAACGTTTCTTTAAGTAAAGAAACATACGCTACTTTAGATAAGTTATCAAAGGTAATATTGCCTGATGCAAAACTAAGCGTAGCAAAGACAATAGAAGCAATAGCAAATGAGAAAGCGAAGAAATTAAATGGCAAGTTCAAAAAAAGTTAGAAAAGTATATATATGTCCTACCTGTAAAGGTAATGGCTATGTAAAGGTCGCTTGCATTTATGAAAAAGAAGATATGGTTCATCAATGTTGGGACTGCGAATCTCAAGGAGAACTTTATGACTATGGTGATGAAGACTTTTCAAATCTTGAGGGAGAAGGAATGTCTATACACTGATGATACCAGATACAGACACAGCTTATATTGCAGGATTGTTTGACGGAGAAGGGTCCATACATATAAGACGCGGCATTGAAAAGAAAAAGAAACACAAAGGTAAACCAGGCTATAGATATTCTAATAGTCTGAGACTTAGCATGGAGATCACTATGACTGACCGTAGTGTTCTCACGTGGGTGCACGAAGTATTAGGTGTTGGAACATTAACACCTAAGAAAGTAAAAGGTAAAAGAGTTGATGGTACACCTTATCTTAAACAATGGAGATGGCGTTGCACGTTTCGTGACGCGTATTATGTGTGTTGTTTGATATGGCCATTTGCGCATACTAAATTACCTAAGATACAAAAAGTAATAGAACATTATACTCAACAAGCGTTGAAAAGTAATGTAATATCATTGGATGAATATAGGATGGTACAAAAAGATGTTAGATAAATATATTTATAATTTTTTATATTTTGTAAACCACTGGTCAACTAAACTAACAAGTTGGTCCTGGTGTAAGTTATATAGTGATAGGAAAAAAGGTTATGGCTACAGAAAAAAATAAAAAACCAAAATGGGATGGAAAATCAAGGGTTTCCAACGATTTATATCGTAAACGGTTTGATGAAATATTTAAAAAAGAAAAAACTTTAAGTGAAGAGTTAATGGAAGGTTTTGAAGAAGAACAAGAATACTTAAAAGAATTAGAAGATAAAATATGAAGAAGAGTGATCGATATAGATATATGTCCGGACAGATGTACGAGCATCACGGAACACGGTTATATGATTTTGGCGGAGAAAGATTACCGTCTGTCACAACTATTTTAGGATTGACAAAAGACCAAAGTTTTATAAAGCAGTGGCAAGAAAAGGTAGGACATGCAAAAGCAGAACAGATCAAGAATCATAGTAGTAAACGTGGGACTTCCATGCATAAATTCCTGGAATGTCACGTCACAGGAGTTGGCTACGAT